CTAAAGTGGATTGCTGCGTGGGCGCAAAGAAACCGATATTCGACTAAATCAGTGATCTATGTCGAGCCTAAAGCCTCGGGAAAATCAGCGGTGCAGATGCTGAGGCTATACACCAAGCTCAATGTCGCCGAGATAAAAGGGGGCAAACTAGACAAGACTACAGAGCTTGTCAATACCGCGCCGTCGGTTGAGGCAGGGCGTTTTGTTTTGTGCGAGGGCGCGTGGAACAGTCTATTTATTGACCGTATCTGCGGATTTCCGCACGTTGCGCACGATGAGGCAGTTGATTTATTGTGCTACGCCCGCAAACACTACTTCGCAGGAGCATCAACGGGCGTAAGGCAATCTATTTTAGACCGTGCGAGGGCTATGCTTTAATCTACGGGTATGAATTGCACTGACTCACCGTCAACCCTAGAGGCAAGGCTGCAAATTATACCGTCCATAGTTGCGCAAGGTCTTATACAATCCCTACAACCACCGCGGGCTATACACTCAACTTTACTGCCTTTGTACATGTAAAGCTTGCCGACCTCCGGCTCTCGCGGGAGCTCTGGAAGCACCTCAACAGGGGCTTTATACCGCGACGCTAAAGGCCTCGGCAGCCTTGTACAATTCGGTAAACTGCGCATGTTTGCGCTCGGTAATGTGTTTAGCTTTCTCATTAGTCGTTTGATTCAAGTCTATACCGTGTAACACCTTTGCGCGTCACTACTTTAATTTTGAAGCCCGTGTAAACTTCGCCCTTCGGGTTCAGTATCGTGAGGTCTTCTTTTACCGACCAGCCAACGGTGCGGTAAAAGAACTTGTTTATACTTCTCTCAATCCCGGCAAGGTCGGGACTTGTGGCGTAAAGCACTGGCTTTTTAGTTTCTTGTTTCATTTAAAATCCGTTTTTATCGTAAAAAGCACCGACTTCCGTATTAAGCGCGAAATACATAGACAACAGGCATCTCAGTGACTCTTCGCATCTGTCTTTGATTGACTCCGCCCCTCCGAGAAAAACCATTAACTCCGGCTGTAAGTTTGCTGCGTTAATTATTTCGGATTTTGTTGCTGTTTCGAGATTTAAGATTATGTTTCCCATCGGTTTCGGTTTTTAATTCTCGACAAATATACGCCAATACACCGAATCTGCAAAATTATTTTGCTTTATTCTGCAAAATAATCTTAACCGCCTTTTAATGCCATGCGATTGCGCTATTTTTACCGCTCAGAATAAATAAACTAAATAGCTGATTATGAACGAAAACGTTTACAAACGTGGCGCATCAGTGACCACGAAAAGCGGAGAAATCCACGTGATACAAGGCAGCTCGCGCAACTTTAGCACTGGCGAGGTCAAATATCTGACCGACAAAGCAAACGAATTGGCGCACGATGACATCGCAGGGCTGACGGCTGAAGCACCAGCACCAGCACCAGCACCAGCACCAGCACAGGCTGAAGCACCAGCACCGGCTCAGGTTGAGACGCCAAAAGCAAAAGGCAAAGCGGGCAAGTCAACCGAAACACCTGCGCCGACTGACGAGGAAAAATACGCAGCATTGAGCGCACTTAACCGTGCGGAGCTTGCGCAACTCATAGCCGACAAGGGGCTTGACATCGACACCGAGTCAGGCGCAACAGACGCGGAACTTGTGGCGTCCATCTGCGAACTGCTTAACATCGCAGTAATCTAATGACAGCGCAGGAGCTACAGGCTATACTGGCGAGCGAAGCAAAGGAGGCAGTAAGCAAGCTGTCTGTCTCCAGCTTCGCCTCGTCGGTGCCTGCGTGGTCTGATCTGGACAAGCAGTACGACCCGTTAAAACACAAGATAAACGACCCTATCGCGTACCCTGCCAAAAAGGTAAAGGGGGACGAAAACGACCATTTCCAGCGCACGTGCATCGGCATGCAGAAACTGGCGGTAAGTCTCACCGCGCAGGCTTTATTTGCGGCACCTGTACGCCGCCAGTACACTTATGACCGGAACAGCACTAGCGAGGTTGACGCAGCCAAGGTACTGGAGGAGCTGTATAAGCAGCACGCCTGCATTGACAGCGTGAACATGGAGCGCGCGAAGCGCCTATACAAGACTTGCCAGGTCCTCACCGTTTGGCAGTCCTACGAGCTGATCGGCGAGACATACGACGTCGCGGGACTGGAAACAAACCGCGCGCTAAAGGCGAACATATACTCAGAGGACAAAGGGTACAAGCTTTATCCGATCATTGATGAGTACGGTGACATACTTGCGGTATCAGTCGGGTACACCGCATCGGACGGCACCGAGTACCTTACAACGTACACTAAGGGTGTACCGTCGTACATGTACCACTACATACGCACGAAAGAAGGATGGGCGCTCGCGCCTGAGTTCCCGCGCGAACTGGAAGTGTTCCCCTGCCTGTACATCAACACTGACGAGCCTGCTTGGGGAGGCGAGGCAGGCACTAACATAGTGGAGCAGATGGAACACCACGAGAGCTTTGACGGTATGTACATCACCGATAACGCGGCACCGCTGTACGTCTGCGACCCGGGCAAAACAGAAGGCAAAACAGACCCGTCAACTGAGAATTTCAAGTCAGGAGACGCACGTCGTGTGTTGGAGGTCGGAGAAGGTGGCTCAGTTAAGGGAGTGGCTATTGAGGGCGCAGAGCAGGCGACAAGCAACAGGCTGAGCAGGCTACAGGACATATTTTACACTACAAACCAACTTGCGGATATGTCGTTTAAATCTATGACATCAGCGCACACGTCGGCGGAAAACAAAGAGCTTGTTTTTGCAGGGGTGAGAGCCAAGGCTATAGACCTCGGTGGCGAGTGGGTTATCCTGTTCAACCACGAGCTGAATATCATTAAGAAAATTGCGGCGGTTATGTTCCCGACGCTCGCGGATGCGTTTAAATCAGTTAAAATACTGAGCATAATCACGCCGTACAATGTCAATACTCGCGCCGATACGGCACTATACATTGAGAAAGCGGGCGGGTCAATGTCGTTGCGCACCCGTGTAGCTCTACTGGGTGAAGCGGGCGACGTGGAGCAAGAGGCTGGCGAGATCGAGGCGGACGAGTCGAGACAAGCTAATGCAGGAATTTAATGGATAAGTACAACGCCGCGCACCGCGCATCCGTGGAGGCATTCTCAAAGCGGGTGCGCAAAGCGTATCTGCAAGCGGTTAAGGACTTCGCCAAAGTCGGCAAATACGCACGTCTTGACAGTGCCGGAAACCTGATATTTGTCAGCCAAAAAACCGTAAACAGCGTAATAAACCCCGTGATAAATACGCTTTACGAGACTGTTTACGCCGAGACGGTGACGGGCATCAATACAAACTGGGAGCTGGCGGTCGAACGGAACAACGCGCTGGCTTACTCGCTATACGGTGCATCACTGGACGAACTGCCGAACGCTTACAAGACGAAATACTTATCAAACAACCAAGACGCTTTACGCCGTTTCGTTGAGCGCAAGGATAACGGGTTCACCATCTCAGATAAAGTATGGGCTAATACGGAGCAGTTCCGAGACGAGATGAAGCTCGGCATCGAAACAGCGTTGAAGCGCGGAACGTCGGCAACGAAACTGGCATCTGAGCTTACTCAGTACCTAAATGAGCCTGACAAACTATTCCGACGGGTCAAAGATGCGAGCGGAGAACTAGGACTAAGCAAGGCGGCCAAAGATTACCATCCGGGACAAGGTGTTTATCGTAGCTCGTACAAAAATGCGTTGCGATTGACCGGCACAGAGATTGGCGCAAGTTATGAGACATCGGCACAAGAAAAGCGCAAGCAGCAGGACTTTATCGTCGGGGTCGAAATAAGGGTCAGCCCTCGGCACAAGGCATCAGACGACGGCGGGGGCATAAGCTGTTTAACCTTGCAAGGCAAGTACCCAAAGGATTTTGATTTTGCTTGGAAATGGCATCCGAAATGCAGGTGTATGAGCCTAAACATCGTAAAAACGCAGGACGAAATCTGGAAAGACATCGACCGCATAGGTGAGGGGGGCGAACCAGACACGCCGTCCATCAATGCTGTAGATAAAATACCAAAGAGCTACGCCGATTACGCCAAGGAAAACGCTGAAAAGTGGGGCAAATACAAAAACCCTCCGCGATTTTACGCGAATAACGCTAAAAAGTAGTACATTTGCTTCGGTTTTTGGTTTACTTCATAATTGCGCCCAACGAAAAACAGCCCCGTCAGTTTGATAACTTGGCGGGGCTGTTTTGTTTTTATTGGTGTTTTGCTAAAGACACTTTACTGTCTAGTTCGTAATCTTCATTAAAACGCCCTCTAGCTTGTGTGATATTTACTGCGTTTAGATAAGTCTGTACAAATGAATTTGCAGAACCCTTTCTTTTTGCCCATGCGAAGTAAGTTTTCATAACTTTTGGTTTTAGTCGTTTGCTTTATTGCTCTACAAAAGTACAAATAATATTTTGATTACGTACTACATAATCAAAATATTATTTAGGGTTATTTTTCTACCGGCTTATAGATTACCGACCGTGGAGGTTTAGATCCTGCGCACATAACCGCCTCATCCCGGCACACGCCTGGGCCACCATCGAAATGACACCCTCGGCAATTAGCCCATTCTACCGCCAGATACTTAACCCCTTTATAAACACCAACCTCACCCACAAGAGGCGTTTTAACTGTAATATCTTTCAAATTTTCCATTACTCAACCCTTTTTAGCATAAAGTCAACATCTGCAAGAGTCCAGCATTTAAGCCTGCCTACACACGCTTCTGTAGGCAGTAGGTCGCAATCTCCGCAACTGTCAGCGGGTACCGACACCGCCCGATACTTAACCCCATCAAATACGCCAGTTTCTCCGATCTCGAGCCTATCGACTGTAATATCTTTCAAATTTTCCATTACTCCACCTTTTTAAAAATTATTTTACCACTGTCACATTTCACGAACACACAAGACTCAAATGCGAAATGGCAATCAAGGCACACGTTCTTATGCCCCGGCATCGCTTGCAACTTTATGTCTCCATAGAGACCTATTTCACCAACTTTTAGCTGATCTACTGTAACATCTTTCATACTAATCCTCCACATAGC